AGGACGGTAGATAGCCATACATTAGGTCTGTGCCGAGGAAGTTTTTCGCCAGAGGCGCGCCCGCTGACGTAACTTGATGATATCCCAACGCCCCGGCTTGGTCGCTATTGTCTAACGCAACCATTGTCATTTGCTTGGGATCGGCCTTGTCGTGTGTAACAAATTCACACACAACGTCTTTGCCGTATCCCCAACCGGACTCTAGGTCTCGATTGGCTTGGATTTGCAGAGCGTCCATGACGCGGATCACTTCGCTATCGGTAAAAACCGTCGACTCGTTTACGAACTGCACCAGCGTCATGGACCTGTGCTCCTACGTTAGTGTTTCAGCGCCGAGCCTTTGAGTATCGAACGCGCCTCGTCTGGCGACGCAATTCTCGCGGCCGCCGCCCCAGCTGGCGTTGTTGCCGTTGGAACATTTATCTTGGTAATGACCATGTTCAATGCCGTTTCGATCACCGGCAAGAGGATTGACGCCGCTGCTAACGGTAGTTGAATTTGCGTCGGAAGCGGCAAGCCGGCGAGTGTCGACACGATAGCATTCAGTGCTGCCTCGATCTGATTGACCGTCGCCTGAGCCGACGTAGCGTTCATTGCGCCTTGCAAAGCCGTTGCTGCGGCCTTCAAGGTCTGAACACTCAGGTTGATGTTGGCGACCTTGTCCGGTGTAAGACCAGGGATGTTAAGCGTTTGGATATTGCTAAACGCACCGGCCAAACCATCAGCAATAGTGCTGGCGTCCTGCGCGACTTGGCTTGTCACCTGATTGAACGTGAGTCCGTTACAGGCCGATAGCCCGATGCCAGCAATCGCTAGTGCTGAAAACGTCAGACCAACCGACACAAACGTCGCCTGGCATAAGTTCTTGAACCATTTTACCATGACCTTGCTCCTTTCAATGCCCTGCCTGCGGCGGGGCCGGTGGATCGACCTTGAACAATGACCCTGCCTCGCCTGGTATCGCGAGAGCAACGGCATTGATACCTGCAAACGTTGCTGTGACCCACCAAGGAATAGACCCCTGTGGAGCACCAGCCGCGAATGCAACAAAGCCGATATTCGCCAGCGACATAACTGCCGTGGCAAATGCAAATATTTTGTTCAACACTAAGTTTCTCCTTTACTTGACGTTAGAATAAAAGCGGACCTTACCCTGCTGTCCCCGGAAGACCGCAGGAGGCCCGCTCCACCCCGGCGGGGTGATACCCTCGGCGTAGAAGTGCGTTGATCCGTTGGTTGGATCGGGTACTCCTGACGCAATCTCTTGTAGGACAGTATCCACCAACGTTAGGGCGCTTTGCCAACGCGGGTGATCCTCGTCCATTTGTAGAACTCGTTCCAGATTGTCGTTGTCTGGCTTATCGTCGTTGAATTCGGAGTATTGGAACCGCTGCATACAACAGCCTTCCTCGGTAGATTTCCAGCGGCCCGAAGTCTTTCTGTTATGGATGGACCATAAAATCCATCTCTGGCATTCGATGCCTTCGCTGTCGGCTTCACACAACAGCGTCAACGCTAGAATGACTCGCTTACCGGCCACGAACGTTCTCCTGGGTTTGTAAAGCTCTGCCTCCGGTTCCGCGCGCGCTGAATTGGAACGACTCACTGAGAATAGCTCCCAATACTGTTAGCAATATTCCGCATATTGCCGCTAGCTGCGCGTATTGTACCTTACGACGTTTTTCCTCGACCTTGTTCATGCGTTCTTCAAATTCTTGTACCATCTTGTTGAGTTTCTTGTTGAATTTTTTGTTTGCTTTGGTATTTTGTTTTTCGCTCTTGCTTTGTGATACTTGGACTTCGATGATGCGCTGGTTTATTTGTTTGCGCCATTCTTGGGCGGCTTCTTGCAACGAATTGCATCTTATTATATGCTCGCCGATTTGTGTCTGAACCGTCCCCAAACGTTCTAGTCCTTTATCGAGGCGTATCATAGCCTCTTTCATAAGAACTATTGCGTTCTCCGTGTCTTTTGGATCGACCTTATCCAAGGGCATAATGCGTTCTCACTGTAAACCACGTTGCCGAATGTTTCTTGATACTTGATTTGCAAACGTGCTATCTCCGTGGCGTGCTCCTTTCGTTACAGGTTGTGTAAACACCGGCGTCGGCCCTGTCGTGAAATACTGATACGCTTCGCAAGTATCTAGGTCTTGCGTCCATGTGTTGTAAGCGTTGAACGACTGCAATTTCACGAAGAAGTTCTTACCGACGTACTGCGACGGCAGCGCCGTTTCAAAATAATTACCTAACGTGCCAAGGAACAAGAACTGCGCGCCCGCCCCGAATTGGCGTGGCGTCGTGCCGTACATGCCTCGGTACAGACGCGTGAGGTTATAATTGTTGGTACTCGTCAGCGTTGCATTTTCGTATGCAATCAGTTCAAAGCTACTGAGGTCTTTTACAATGCAAAGGCTAGCTCCACCACTGGCTGACACCGCAGGAAAGTTTGTAAGCTTCCCATTGCTCATCTCAAGATTGACACTAAGCGTGTCTGTCAGGTCTGGATTGCTACCGCCATAGGCTAGAATGGCACTCGTTGTTGTACCCATTATCGACGCGCCATTAAGCGTACCAATCAGTTGATAACTGATGTTATCCAGACTGACCCAAATAAACGCTCCGCCCCACAGACCATCTGGTTGATTGATAGCAAAGCCGCCGGCGGCACCAATGATGATTTGCGGAACGGCAAACCCTGTCGCCGTTAGCATCGCCGTGGTGGGTTCCATAATCACCGGCGGAAAGACACTTGCTGCCGGGGCATTTGTTGGATTTTGGTTCGGCGGTGTAGTGGGTGACATTGGCAGACTAGTTGGCGCCATCGCGCCTAGCGGAAACTCTTCTGCCGTGAAAGTTACAATATCATCTTCATCATCCTCGACGTCAGTGATCCTAACGCAAATGAAATTGTTCAAATTCGCTGGATCAGGAATATTGACTAATTCCATCGGCGTTAGCCAGGCCCACAGCGGACTCATACGCCATTTGAACGTCCGACGAATTGCTGTCGAACGACGTAGCTGTATGTTGACCGATTTCTGTGCATAGGCACTGTAACTGAATTCGGTGGCGAGACCGATGTTATCGACGCGCTCTTGATATAACTCGGCTAGCGGCTCGTCCTTGGCTTCTGCTGGAACGTCGTTGAAGAAGTTCAACCTGTCGCGGAAATCAATCCGTTTGACATTGAAAATCTTCCATGGATCGACACGACTAAAGGTTATTGGATCGTCGGTCTGTTCTTCGGCCTGGAGTATCTGATCTTGTGTGATAAAGATAATGGACGCAATATATGGGTTGAAATACTTTTTCGCAATGCCAGCGTCGGGCGACCAACCTGGATTGTCGCCACAGTATTGATCATAATACGGAATGAAGTTCAGTAACGCCCCATCCCATACCGGCGCGACACTCAGGTTCTTGCACAACCGATCTAGCGTCGTATTGCCACTTTCGACATTGTTCAGAACCAAGCTCCAAGCCAATCCTACAGCCTGACAATATGTTGAGAGAGTATTGTCCCCAACGGTAGGAATGAAACCGTTTACCGTTGTGAACATTCCTGCTTGGTTAATTAGATTTTGTGGAAACCCTGCGCCGTAGGTTTCATTAGTCATAAAATCAAAGATGCATTCCGCAGGGTCGGCGTCAACATGATTTAACTGAATATCGCCGATGAACGATATAGGCCGACCGTTCTGATCATATTGGCCAGTGGTGATGGTCAATGTTGTATCGTTTAACGGACTGGTGCCAGAGAAATGCCCTGGCAGAACAAGTCCAATTTGTGGTACTGTGGCCGAGCTGTCTAGTTGTGCATCGAACAGAGCATAGTATGCCGTGTCGCGGTAGGCTCTGGCATCAGCGGGCCACGTATTAACAACAACGTCCCATGGCAACTGTGTATCGTCGCCCTCAAACCAGAACGCACCATTGGTTGGCCAATTGGACGGAATATACACGCCTTGGTCTTGATATATGATCATGGGCTGACCTAGCACGCCTTCGCCCGCCGCCATGATCAACGTGGCGTTATAGACTGTTTGGCTCGCCCCGCCCTTTCCACCGCCAAGGATGCCTTTACCGCCGCCTCCAGTCTTTTGTTGGCTTACGCGAAATCCATTGAAATAAATTAAGTTGATGTTGATACGCGGCGCACCGTATATGATTGCTACCGGCAGGACTTGGACAGCCGTATTGACTTGTAACCCGGTAAATTCCGGTATTACTTTATTGCCACCGCTCTTACCGCCCATCAGTCATCCCAATGAGAAAAGAACTTCTTTTCGATAGGCCACAACGCATGTTTGCCCGTTCCATTCCTGCGCAAATCTTCTTCACAGGCGGCCATTGGACTACGAGCGTGGATAATGCTTGGCCAAGTTGTGACTATGCCACCATGGGCAAAAGTCCTGGCGATCTTGAACAGGACTAGATCGCCCATCTTCGGCGCGCGCTGGTCTGGACCAGGAACTTCTTTGGCATACTTTGTGACGGTATTCATATATCGTTCTTCGTTTTGGTGAAAGTGCCAATCCGTTGGATATGGCCTGGGGTCAAACCAATCGATGACTCCGGCCTCCGAATAGACCGCAATCAAGATCATGGCACAATCGACACCGCCCTTTAGTCCTTTGACACATGCGTTGCTGGCGTATGGCGTCCGAAGCCATGTCCTAGCAATTTCAACGACTTTGGTTCTTATTTCTTGCGTCATTACATGCTCATCATAACGGGCGGGACTTTGTCAAAGCCGCGGAAATTATCAGGGTTATTGAACTTGTTGGTACAAGTAGAATAACTCTTGCTACAGCCAGGATAGAACGTGATCGTATCGCCGAGTGCGGGTGGAGTCTCTAACGGAAATGCCAGATACAGATACGTAGCATCATTCGTGTCGATCAGGACTTGCAATCCTGTATCGGCTACACCTGACGTAAACAGCGCCCTGCCATTGGCATATTGCGGCAAGCCATCCAACCCCAGGAACGTTAGTCCGCCTTGGATTGGAATTCTGCGTTGCGTAGCTCCAGCCGCGACCGTTCCAGTGACGGCGAAATCGGCTTTGTTCAATCCGCAGCCGGCGCTATACAACGTCCACAAGCATCCTGGCTGGTAATAGTTCCGTGGCATATTGACTTCGAGCCGGACCAGCGGACTCCGCACTTTGGCTTCGATATGGCTTGGTCCACCTTTCTCGATTTCACCAAAGTAGCCGCTATACATTGTCCAGACTGCGACTGGGGCTACGGCGTTCAAATCAACATAAGCATTGCCGGTTTCCAGTGCCCAGACTGCTCTCTGTCGCGTAATGAACGCGCCATCCAACAGTCCGATTTCAGCATTAGGCAGAAATGTACTGCCAAATAATGTATCGCTTGGCCCGGCCCAAATCTTGATACTTTGTTCGTCGACATTCATGCCAACGGAGAGCTTGCGCTTCAAACCTTCAATTCGTAATGATCCTGACTTCCAGACTACTCCACCATAGTTAATGTCCATATCCAAATCAGTAAAGTAATCGTTCGTACCTGTAATTGATGTGAATTGATACAAATGCCCGACGATAGCTCTGTCGGCAAATCGTGCATAATTCACCATCGACAGTGGCACGCGAAACTGTGTATTGGCGCTAAAGCCGAAGGTTTCAGTCATGGTTTCACCGACTCAAATTCACAGGTCTTGTATTCCCACAAGTTCTGTGCCCATTGTTCGTATTCTTGCATGTCGGCAAGCCACCGGCAACGATAATAGAAATGGATGTCTGAGGTTATGACAATACCCGCGCTAGGCGCAGAGTTAAATACGACCTTCGTTCTGGTTGAGTCTAGAGTATAAGAACTGGGGCTTTGTGCGACTCCGTTGAAATATATGGCATCGATAGATTGAATACCAGTAACAGGAGCGAAAAAGCTCGGAGAAAATGGTCCGGTTCCCCATGAGTAGAAGAGTTGATAACTGACATCTCCGCCGTTGGCAGTGGCAACGGGCGCGTTGAGCCTTGAGTCATCATCAGGGTCACTATAGTAGAACTCCCCATAGGAACCAAGGCAAGCTAGAAACAAACCAGAGATTTGCTCTAGCTCTGTCTGTCCAGCGCGGCGCGGATCAGGAATTATGTTCTGCGTTTGCTCTCTGAGCCATGCTTCGCCGCCATACGTTAGTTTGAATTTCCAGCGCGGGAATACCTGTCTTGACAACTGCACCACTCTGCCGGACATTGCCGTGGTCTTTGTTGCGCCGAAGCTCGGTGTTTTGCCTACGGGCCACGACTCCGGCGCGAGGAATGGAAACACTGGCGTTGGATCGGGAAATTGGACAAAGCTCACAGC